AGACATTGGTATGCCGCCTGCTATAGAACGCGCATAGTCAAAACCAGAACGATATGTAGGATCTGAAACTGGTATTGTATAACTACCAAAATCATCTGGACCTAATTGTGGTCCTTGTTGTTGTTGTTGTTGAAGTAAGTTAGCTAAATTTTGTAAATAATCAGCATTAGGAATTCCTGTCAGATTAGTACCGCCGCCAGAACTAGCGCCACCAAAAAAACCGCCACCACCAAAGTTATTTCCAAGTGAGTTTGAAAAAATTTCTATATCTTCTAATTTTATTGCCATATTATTGTGTTATTAATTTATCTATTTTTGCGTCTAGCTTATCTATGCGCTCTATAACCCTATCCATATTCATTATCAATTCTTCTTTGGTAACAAATCGCATAGCAACTTCTTCTCTGGTCTTATTGAGTAGTATATCAACTCTTTTGATTTCTGTCGCGCTAGAACGAATACTATAGATGATAGGACCAAACACCAAGGTCATTATAATATTCCATAATAAAATAGAGCTTATTTCCATTTAGTAGCTCCACACATGAGGGCGTGGCCTGCCCTGTGAGTCTTTTGATATGTCCAAGTGTATAAATCTTGCATTGCCTTTTTGGTTAATTCCTATGCCTGTAAATCCATAATCAGTTGCTTTTGATATTACTTCTAGTGCTTGCTCGCCTCTTAGAAATACATCAGCAGCCAATCCTAATGCATGCGTGCCTGGTTCAGATTTGACTTTTTCTATCGGATGATCTGCACATCTGTATCCACTTGTTATTTTAAATGGAAAGCCTACATCGCTTCTTAGCAATTGTAACTTATCTATTAGTTCGTGTTCAATCTTATTTTCACCACAATGTTTACAAGCAAACTCTTCTATGCTGAAATTTTCCCAACTCATTTTGTTAATCCTTTAGTTTTCTCATAACTTCTCATACCACCCAATCCTAACATACCCATTAATACAGGCAACATAGTAGATGTGTCTGCTTGTGGTATATCAATACCAAAAGGAGCAGCGAGTGGACTAATTAAAAAGTTTACTGCAAAACCACAAACACAAATCCATGCTGTTGCAGGTCGCCAAGATGACTGAAACCAATTACCTTTAGCTTCTTCTTTGTTTACCTCTATTTGTGCTTTAGCAATCTCATGGATGTGCTTTTTCGACATGGTTGCAAGTTCATACGCTATCTGTTGTTTTGTGTCTGCGTCTGGTATGAACTTATCAAGAATCTTCGTTACTGGTTGTATTAGTTTGTCTATCATTGTGTAACCTTATAAAGTATTCAGCATCGACTAACGCGAGAGGCTTTGTTCTATTTCTTTTTATTATAACCAAAGGTTCGTAAGCTTTACAGTTTTCTTGCGATTGTTCGTATGCTTTCCATACATTAACTGATTCTTGGTTTTTGCACTCTACTGAGTAAGGGAATTGTTTTCTTGATTGAACACCCATAATAATATCTTCACCATTAGAACCCATGGGTCTTGATTCTAAATCTTCAGGATCGAAGCCAAGTAACTCAACGAGCTTATCTACAACCCATTGTTGTAAAGCTCTGCCTTTAGCTTTGGCAGATTGTGGTTTCATTTATGTTTTTTAATTACAGGAAGTTCTGCTGTAAGTGAAGCACCTTTATGTTTTACAAACTTACCAGTATGTTTCATAAGCTTATAGGTCTTGCCATCTTTCATAAAATGATAACCTTTAGGTGCTTTTATTTTCATTACTTTTTCTTTTTCTTTTGTAGCTTTTTAAAGTCAGCAGCAGTAATTTTATTTCTTGGTTTTGCTACTTTAGCTAATTTCTTTTGTTTTGGTGAGTATTTACTAAAAGGCATATTACTTTCCTTTTTTCTTAGGTTTTGTTTTTTTCTTTTTAGGTTTCATTGCTGGTTTACCATATCCATATCCTGGCATAATTATTCTCCTTGTTTTGCTTTTAAAAACATTTTATCAGCCTTTTTTTGTAAAGACCATTCTAAATATTTTTCTAATAAATCTTTTAATAATCTCACTTCTTTTTAATTATGGTTTTAACATTGGTGGGTTTGCCACCTACGCCTTGTGGCTTTGCTCGTTTTCTTCTAACTGCACTTTTCTTTTGTGAAGCAGTCATTCTTTTAGCTTTTGAAGCTGGCACGCATTTAGGATATTTTCTTTTAGATCCTTTGGCAGATTTTCTACCGCATTTTTCATAGCTTCCATCTTTCTTTTTAGAACCTATATCAACCCAGTTTTCTTCAAACCATTTAGCTAAACCATCAGTATCTCTAGGCATTTCTATACTTACCGCCTTTCTTTTTATACTCTCTTACAAGCCACGCATTAGCATACGCGCTTGGGTATACATCAAACTTTCTTTTAGCGGCAGCTTTCACGCTTGCGTATAGGGCTGGGTTTACTACATTTTTTGGTATTGAATCTTTTGCCATATTTATTATTTTCTTTTTGATTTAGCTCCAACACATTTCCATCTTTTTCTTGATAGGTTGTTTGGAGTGTTTGGGTCGTTTTGTTTTTTCTTAGATAATCTTTTCTTTATACCAAGACTTCTAGCGCAATATGAATCACCTTTAGATGTTCCTGGCTTAACTCTAGGGCCACCACCTTTGGCTTTACCTGCTTGACCATAACTAACCTTTTTACCAGATTTAGTTATCTTTACTTTTGCTTTGCCTTTTCTTGGTGTTGCCATTATTTCTTCTTCCTTGGTCTACCTCTTTTTTTAACAACTGGTGCTGGTGTCATAAAACTATCAAACCAGTTTAAAAATTTATGTATCGTTTCTTTTAACCATACCCAAAACTTTCTTATGTATTTCATTAGTGTAACTCCTTCTGTTCAATAAATATAATTTCCGAATCTGAATTAACTTCACCACCAGACATAAGAGACATAATTCTCAATGCGTCATCTTTAGTTTTTGCTTTTATATCTTTACCAACGTAAACCATATCGCCTTCCAATACTTCTAAATTAAATATTTTGTGTTGGTGGTACATTGCCTGTAAATAATCCTTGAGCTTGATCTTTTGCATTTTGTCTAATATTTTCTCTGTCTCGCTCCATAATAGCATTAATTTCTGCAATGTTTATTTGCGCACCATACTTAGCCTGCAGCTCTAAAGCTTTAATTCTAAGTTGTGCCTCTTCGATATCTCTTTGCCTATCATCATCCATGATAATTTTCATTCTATCTGTCTCTGCATCAATGATAGCTTTCTGAGCTTGTACCTGTGCCTTTTGAGCTTCAGCCTGTGCTAATAAAGCAGCTGGGTCTGGCTGTGGTGGCTCTTGCGGTTGTGGAGGCATGGGCGGAACTTCTGTATTCACAAAGGATTGTGCATCTTGGAATCCTGCCAGCTCGATCATTCTTGTTAAGGTGTTAGCATATTGTTGCATTGATACTAGAGGATTCTGTGGCCCTAATAATTGTAATATTTGTTCTTGTTTTCCTGCGACTTGTGTAAGAACTCCAAATTTTTCTTGGTCAGATGATTTAGATATAGCTACATTGACTACCATATCTTTGTCTGAATCCCAATATCTTGGGTCTACAGGTATAAATTTACCGTTTAATCTAAAGACATCTTGTACATTTTGGTGCTTGATTACCAAGTTATTTACTGTTTTAAACATAGCTTTTAAGCCACCTTCAGCAAAATGTCTGCATATAAGTTCTATTCTGCCTTGCGCACCACTCATAGTAGCAGTTACGGCTGCGGAGGTTGTAGACTGTAAAGCTTCTGCGTTTAATCCTGCGCTTGCTTTAGATACGCCAGTTCTGTTTTCTTTAGCTTCGTCTAAATATCCTAGAACTGGGAAAGCTTCTTTACCAACAAAAGGTACAGCAAATGGTTGTACCATTCCTGGCGCTCTCATTCTAATTGGCTGACCGATATCTGTATTAAGTACATCGTCTATATTTACTTGACCTTCAACCACACCCATTCTTGGGAAGATTGAATGTCCTAGTGAATCCAAGGTATCACGCATGATTTGTGATTTAGCAGATTGAATTGGTTTTAGATAATCAGCAGGGCATGAGCCAATAGCTGTGTGTGGTTCTGGGTCAGGACAGAACATACATATTGGTAGTTCATCCCACGGTTCTACATTAAGAACTTCTAAACCATTACCTGCTGTGCAAACTCTGATTCGCTCATCAATACCATCACCGTCAAAATCATAGTATAGGTAATGCTCAACGTATAAAACATCTTTACCGCCAGCATCGTTTCTATCTGGGTATACCATGTTATCAAATGGGTTTCTTGCTTCTTGTTCTTCGTAGCTTTCTGGGTCAAGTGCGCTACCGCCATAACCTGCATACTGTTCTATTTCTTCTTGGTCGTAACCCATAGCTACTAGGTCGGACACGGATTTAATCATTCTATGAGCAACGTAAGAAGCAGTTTCTATGTCGCGTGCGTGTCTTGAAATTAATATTTCTTCTGGTGGTACAGACTCAATACATACTTGGTCTTTTGGTTTTAATCTTCTAATGGTTAGGTCATAACTTGCTGGTATTTCTTGAGTAACCTCTTCTTGGCTTACAGGGTCAAAAGTAATAATGGTTTCGTTGGTGACTGATTCTTCTACGACTTCTACATTCTTATCAAGGATTAATGCTTGGTAGGATTGTGGATCTATATTCGTGTATTCGTGCGTGGATGCAGTTACGCTGTCATCCCAAAAAACCTTAATAAAACCAGTTTTTCTTACTAATGCATCTTTGAACACATCATATAAAACTTGGAAGCCAGGATTTTTTTCTCTGATTAAATAATTAATATAATCTGTTTGTTGTTCTGCTAATTGGATATCTTCTGGTCCTTTAGGTACAAACTCTACAATCTTCTTAGTACCAAAAAAAGTACGCATGATGGATGGCAACATAAACAAAACACTTTCTCGCACATCTGTAGATACAAACTCTGATTGTAATGAGCTAGTTCCTTCTGGCTCTGTACCAAGGTAGTATTCTGTTGATTCAGCTCTTTCTGCGCCTACTTGATGTATGAAGTCTTTGGCATCATCCATCTCGGATTTAATCACGCCTACTAGGTCGTTCATATCGCCTTCTTCTTGTACTGCGGCCATGATTTCTTCTTCTTTATATTTCTTTGCCATAAATTATCCTACTCTAATTATTCTTGATTTAAGAGGTTGTCTGAAATTATAGCCGAATTGACTACCACTTCCACTAAAACTTGCAGCTGAACTTGCCATTGTTAATGCAAGCGCATCTGCTTTATCTGGAGACTTAATACCTCTTTTGCGCATCTCGTCTTTACTTTCTATTTTTATTTTACCACTAGAAGTATATTTATATAAGGGGGAAGCTAATTCAGCCTCTAACTCACTATCATCTGGTAATCTACAATCTCTATGCGCTAACCAATCCTTAATAGCAAACCACAACTCCGCACGCAAGTTTAAATAATTTTTTTTCGTAGCAGGTGCTTCGGCAACATTTACGCCACGCACAGGTAAGTTTTGCTCGGCGAGTCTATCGACTACACCAGCGCCTAAACCAATTACATCAACCAATATTTCTTGTGGTCGCTCGATTGCGGTGCAGTCGTCATAACGATTTTTTATCACGCCACAAAACTGCATTAAATCCATAGAAGCAAATGATTGTATTTCAATCACATGGTTTCCTTGACGCACGCATAGGGCTGAGCTATCTCCACCAAACCTAGCAACATCAACACCCCAAACGATAGGCTCGCTTGCGGCGAGGGAGACATCTCTATCGACTGCGCTTTTAATTAGTTCCATTGGTATAACAGTATCATCATCCGCGGATGGGAACTCGCCCATCACCTCCACGCGCGCAACGGTAGAATCTTCGCCGTACTGCTCAATCATCTTGTTGAAGAGTTCCTTGTCCGTGCCTTCAACCGTGCGTGAGTCGATCTGCTCGTTCTTCCAGAATGGTTTTGCGCTGTGGAAGGAATCGTAGAAAGGTCCTTGATTCCTGCGTGGGTTGGAAAAAGTAAACCAAAATCTGTTAGGCGTGGGTTCGGAGAAGAAACCCTCGCTGACTGAATAAATAGGAGAAGGAATACCTGATGCTTCATCCATAATCAGGCATACGCCGTAAGATGAATGGATGCCTGCAAACGCATCTGGGTTTTCCTCGCTCCATAACTGTGCTTGGGCATAATAATAACCAGTATCTATTTTTAAGTCTCGCTCTAAAGCCTCATCAAACCATGGTGCTGGTTTTATGGTTGTAGCGGTCTTTGACCACCAATGAGAGTTAATAGATAGCGTGAGCCATTTACCTAGCTCTGCCCATGTTCTACTTCTTAACTGTTGTTCGGTGTTAGCAGTAACAATTATTGTTGATCCTAACCTTGTTGATAACATCCAAAGAATAATCCAAGCAACTAAAGCTGATTTACCAATACCACGACCTGAAGCAACTGCCATTCTAAACATCTCTGGTAAGTCTTTAACACCATTACGTTGAATGTGTATTGTCATTTCTCTCAAAATTTTTTCCTGCCACTTCCTTGGTCCTTTAAAATCTTCGAGGGGGGTGTCCTTCATTCCCCATGGGAAGGCAAATTTGACGAAGTTTAATGGATTGTCTTTGATTACTGGTGACCAAAGCTCAGTCATTAATAGTTTTTCTTCTTCTGGTTTATATTTCATTAAAATTACCTACAAAAAATTATTCCACAATGTATATATATACATACCACCCACGCATACGCAAAGGGGGGGTCTAAATGATAGTGAGTACTAACTAACATTATGTAAGTAAGTGTTTACTATCGTTGTATGCGTTGCTGTTACGCCATGCATGAACGCTTGCGTGCATGAGTCCATGCAAGAACGCACAACCTTTTAATGCATTGCTAATATATGCACGCATGCATGCTTGCTTGCTAGCGTTAGTCTTTAGCATCTTTTAAGTTTAGCGTTTCATGTTCTATTGTTTCGCCTTGTATTATTCTTGCGCTTGCGTGCGTGAGTGCGTCTTTTAGATTTATATTTGTTTCTACTTGTTGAATGTCCGCCCAATCATTACCAGCTTGTTTGCCTTTATTCTTTAAGAAGAAAATCTGAGCGCTTACTGATGGCTCTTTACCATGTAAACCAACAGCTGATCTATAAAGAGCGTTAGATACTTCTTCAATGCTTTTCATTTTTCCACGCCTTATATATTCCGCAATTTCTGGAAATTCTTTCTTTCTTCTTAATAATGTATCTGGACTACAACCCAAACACGCCTGGCAAATTGCTTCTTCAGAAAATCCTAAACCAGCTAATCTTTGCGCTTCTTGTAGTTGTTCTTCAGTAAACATTATCTTTTTTGGCCCTGGTTTTTTTCTTTTTTTGATTTCACTCATAAGCTAGATTTTACTTTATAAATGCTATTTTGCGGACTATTTATTAAATTAATTCAAATTATTTGCGTTTAGGTGTTGATATTTGCGTAGAAAGGCGTATATTAATAATTACTAGGTTTAATTATCTAGCATTTACGGAGAAAAAAACTATGGATATAAATTTAATATACCAAGAAATAAAATCAGACATGGAACAAGAGTTTCTTGGCTGGTGGGATATGGACGATGCCAAGGAAGTATGCCATGGCTACATTATCAAGGCTCTTAATCATTATGATATTAATGAAAATACTATGCTTAAACTAGAAAGCAAACTTATAGATTTTTGTATTGATATGGGGGTGAAATAATGAACTATAAAAAACAAGAAATACAAGAATACTTTAATGATTCTATTAATGAGTATGACAAGAAATGGATTTTAACTAATACAGATAATTTACACCATGAAATCTTTAATACTGATTATTACATCATTGGAACTTACAAGGCTACTCAATGGCTAGGAGACCAAGTCTTTAATATTATTGATTTTATAAAAGACTATGAAGAATCTTTATTTGGAGAAGTTACAACAGACTTTTCAAGTCCAGAAGCTATCGTCAATATGTATGTATACATCATAGGCGAGGAAATCGTCTGGGATTATATAAATCAATTAGAGGTGGCGTAATGAAATACCAAATAATAATATTACACGGCTCAATATATGAGATATTGGCCGACAACCTACTGGATTTACACAATCAAATTCAAAAACTTAAAAAGAAGCATTGTTTTTATGATGATGAGATAACATCTATAGAGGTGGTCAAATGAAATACCAGATAATAATTAATAATGGAACTCTTAAAGGTTTTATAGCCTTTAAGGGTTCATGCCTTGCAACCATGCAAGATAAATATCAACGCCTAGAACTACAAGGGCATAAATTAAAACTTATAAGGGCGGTTACACAATGACACAGCAAGATCAAAACGCGTTAAAGAAACTTAA